TGTGTGATGTGTATGATTTAAGCAACAATTTTGAGGAAGATGACTATCTTTATGGGATAAGTGAGGATATAATATATGGATATGATGAAGATACGACATTTTACGGATTCGATATGGACGAAGATGAACAACCTTTCGCCATTTCAGTTGTTTTTGCGGATGACGGTGATTGGAGTGATGATGGTCATTATGATGATACTTTTCTTATCTTTAACGATATTGAACCTAGTCAAGAGTTTGAATTAGAAGATGATACATTATTTATACATCTTGATAGCGAGTACGATATTGAGTTCCTTGATCCATTGCCTACTGTGGAAGAAGGATTTTTAGAAATAATCGAAATCGAAGAAGAAGAATTTATTCAACATTTTGAAGAAGTACAAGAAAGAATGGAGGAAGACTTTCTTGTGTTTATGGAAGAAGAAATATCTGAAGAAGAATTTGTTGAAGTTGTAGAAGAATTATTTAACGAAGAAGAAGCAATAGAGGAAGAGGAAGAGGCGTTAGACGAAGCCATAGAAGAAATAACACCAGAGGAAGTAGAGGAAGAGCGAGAAGAAAGAGGAGCTACGAGAAGAAATATAATAACTACACGAAACCTTGTTTCTAACCTTGTTACAAGCGTTGTCAGAGGTAGTTACACATCTGCAAATGGCACAAGTAATGACAGTAATAACAATGGTTCTGTAAGCGTTTCTGGTACGACAGTAGGGAATGTTAATTCACCTACCGTGTCGAACCAAGTCGCTGCTGATCAAGTGCAGACTAATACTGTATTACAATCTATTACTGTAATGCCAATGCCTAGTGTTGATAATACACCATCTGTTGCTATGGCTGAGGTCCAAGTAACAACTATGGAGAACCAGATAGAAAGCGTTACATCTTCTGTTATGACTGCATCGGAAGCAGACCAGGTAGCAGAACAAATTGTAGCTCAGAATATACAAGCTCAACAGGAAGAGAACGAAAGAAGTCAAAATGAGTCTGGAGAATACAGCACGCAAGGACAAGCTAACCTATTGGCTTATATGGGTTATTCAGCTGGGTTCAATGCTTATCAGAATATGAACATACCAGATGGTTCAAATTGGTATGAACCAAGAACTATATATGCAAATGTAGTTTTAGATGATAATATAACTGGATATTATAGCTTGGTAGGAACTAACCTAGATCAACAAGCTAACTTAATGCAAACACAAAACATGGAGTTTTTTAGATAGTGTCTGAAGAAGTTAAAGTAGTAGAAGTAGAAAGACGATCTTGGTACAACAACCCAGAAGGTTTTGACAAGTGGAGAGTATTTCCACGAATATTAATAACATTATACGGCATAATGTTTTATAAAACATGTGACTGGTTTATGGCATTGCCCGATCCGACTAATGCTCAGTCAGCTTTTGTATCTATAATTGTAGGTGCTGGGGCTGCTTGGTTTGGTCTGTATATCGGTAAAAAGTAATGTCAAGAAATATATATGGAGAAAACAATGAAAAATATCTTGCCTAAATTACAACAGTACATCACCATAGTAGGGGTAATTACCGCAATAGGTGGCGGTTTTTACACCTGGGGACAGTTCAATTTGCGTCTCGATAATATTGAGAAGAAGAAAATTAAAGCAGTTGATTTAACCCCACTTAATACAAGTATTGCTGAACTATCGACAAAGGTCGACAACATAGAACAGAGATTAGATAGAACAGAGGACAGGATTGATAAGCTCGGCAATAACGATAACCCACTAGCTAGGTAACTTTACCTGCTCTCAATTCCCCATATCCATGAGCAAATGGTCCTTCAGGTACATCAAGGTATTTTGCTTGACCTGTGTTTTCTTTAAGTCTTGCACGGACAATTTTTCTGTCGTCAATAAGTTCTGATACATATCTTCTGAATGTACTTTGAGATACACCTTTTAACTCAGGAGGCATTTCGCCCTCACGAGCTACAAAACCATCTTCGCCTGTAACTGTGTAAGGATTACCTTTTTGTGCTGCTAACTTAATTATTTGAACAAGGCTTCTAAGTCTTATAACTTTATCTTGTTCGTCCACCATAGATATATCTTGTGAAGTTCCTTCTAATAAACCAGACTCATCATCTCTTACAAAGATACGAACCTCCCTATTAACAGGACCGTTAGATTTAACAACAGCACCATAGATAACTTTATTCCTTTTAAATGGAACCTCCATTTTATGACAGACTGTCTTAGCCTCTCCTTCTGGAGCGGGCCATAAACCAATAGCAAAACGAACACCGTCAACGAGTGCCGATGTTCCTCTAATTAAATTTCTTGCATGTTCTGGTGTACGAACAGGATACTTCATATCAATCTTGGTCATATGATGGACCATAAGAAATGTAGCTTTAGTCTTTGTGGCTAAGCTGGCAAAGTATCCTGTTACGAATGCACCATGTGAAGGGTCAGCATTGATATCTGCTAGAATAAAACTAGCAAGAGGATCAACAACAACGAGAGCCAAATTATCCATTTGCAATAATTGTCGTTCAATCTGCCGCCACTCATCCGTGATAACAGGTCGACCGTTTTCGATTGCAACGATAGGAGTAACTCCACCGTGGTCTGGGAAAGGGACAGTATATAATTCACACCCTGTTTCCCTAAATCTACGACCTTCAGTGTCCAGTTTTTCAATTCGTCTATGTATTTCATCTTTTTCATCCTCTGCGGTTAAAATGACGACATTGCCATTATTTACTATTGTAGCATCAAAGGCAGTGTCGATGCCAATATTACCATATGCTATCTTCATACCCAAGTCTAAAGTCAAAAGACCTTTACCTGTATCTCCTGACGCAGCTAAAATACCTGCAACACCTTTAGGTAATGTTGCCTCTAATAAATATTCATATTGTGGTGCCTCTCCTTGCACTAAATTTTTAACTGATAGGGAATTGTTTAATAAATTAACGGGAGAAGAACTTTCTGTTCTAAGTAATTCATCAATATCATAACCTTCTTCTATTGCATCTGCTGCATCCCAACCTTTTTCTTTCTCTCTTGGAACATCTATAATTCTAATAGATGAGCATAAATGCGTTAAATAATTAGATAGTTTTTCTGCATATTTAAATCCAGCATCGTCATTATCTGGCCATATAATTAAATGCTTACCTGTAAGAATACTCCAATCTGTCTTATCTAAATTAGTATTAGCACCACCCATAGCACTCGCAGCTATAATGTTTTTCTTTGCTAAATAATCAACACATTTCTCACCCTCAACAAAAACAACGGTATCAGCATCTTTAATGTTTGGTATGTTATACAAAGGACGAACATCTGGCATTTTATATTCACCCGTAACCAAACGAGGTCTAAAAGTCTTTTCTCCATTGCCAGACTCTAATCGTAACACCGTGCATATCAATTCACCATTACGATCTAAATATTCATAACTAATTGTATTTTGTTCTTTAAGTGTTTTTTGTGGCTTTATAGGTTCTTCTATTAATGATATTGCAAACTTATTAGAAATATCTCTTACAGCTTCAGCAAAGTTACATCCATATACTTTTTGCCATACATCAATAAAGTCACTGAAAGATTGACCACCATTAAATTCGCTACCAACTCCATCCTTTTCTAAGTTAAAAGAACAAGAGTCACCTGGAGCTCCATTTAAATCTCCAACTACAAACTCATTACCTCTTATCTTCCCGTTTGGAAACATATGAGTAAATATTGTTTTTAAAGAACCTCTTGATCTGTCTTTAAAACTTTTTATATCAAATTTAACTGAACCCTCATGACCAACTTGGTTGAAGTCTAGATTGTTTTTTTCCTTCGTCATTTTCATCCCAACATTTTTTCCTAAATTCGCACCATTTACACAAAAAACTATCGCTCTTAGCCGCTACTCTCGGCATCAGCTCATTATTTTGAACTGCTTTTAAAATATTAACTGCTGAATCCGATACTCGCTGAGCCACTTTAGCATCAAACGGTACTTTTTCAAAATATATCTCTTGAGTGTTTTTATTTATAACCGTAAATAAAGCTGGATTAGCTGTTAAACCCATATATGCTTGGTATATTAAAACCTGTGCATAATAAATAAAGTTAGCACTTTCCACACCTTTTGATTGAAACTCTTTAAATTTTTTATCATTAGCTGATTTACATTCCCAAAGAAAAGGATATTCCCAGGCAACGGGTCCATCTGTAATAATGCCATCGACATGACCTTGTATTTCTCCATCAGCTGTATCAAAGCCAAATTGTCTTCCTTGTTTGTCATGTGTTAAAACATTAAAATCTGCTTGCACAAGCCACGCAATACCAAGTTCTTCAAAATTATGACCAACCTGAAATATTCTTAAAGTCTTTCCGTCAAAATCTTTTCCCTCATCTTTTTCAGTCTTCATATATCTATATTGTAATTTTCTTTTGCAAGGTTCACCAAGAGATGATGCACCTAAATAATTTCTTTCTGGCTCTCTTTTATTTGCTGCAACAAGAGCCTTGTCTATTAAAGGCACAACAATATCACTTACATCACCTTTGTTTTCAGGTGGATTAAAATCTAATTCATTTACCATGGTATTTCGTCGTCAAAAGGTTCGTGATATTTTTTGTTTTTACCAGAACCCGTAACTTTACCTCTCTCTGTTGGTATCTCTACCCCGTTAACATTTAAAAATTCTTCTGCTTTATCTTCAACACCAATATGTTCGTGAAGATGATCTCGATATGAATTTAATGTTGTTATAATAATTTTTTGGATTTGCTCTTTAGTAATAGCAGATAGTGGAACATTCCAACCTATCTCTTCTAATACTACAGCTAAATCCTTCATGGTGTCGTCTACTGCTTTTCTTTCTGGTACTAAATCTTGATATGACATGGTTCTTTTCTCCTTGTTATATTTAGACATTATCTTCATTGCAGCATAACATCCATAAAAACCGACTACTTCGTTCGGCTTAAAATTAACATTATCAAATAAAATGTAAGGCACAACCCTACTATATGAACATAACCCACAGACCCTTCTCCTTTTTAGATTCATTATAAACTAGCTCTTTTGTTGTGGAGTTTTCAATAGACAGGCACTCCACAAGCCTGCACTTAAGGCCAATCAAACCTCCTATTTAAGCCCAAGCAGGTTTACCACCTGACTGATCGGTTGCCGGTTGTGGGGAGGGTTGTGAATCAGTCCCCTGTGCGGTGGGTGTGGCTTGTCTTGCTTTGACCGTTCCGTCTGGACCTAATGGTTGCTTGTACTCTGGCATGCCAGGAGTAATAACCATATCTAACCTATTGTTTTCTTTGTCGTTATAGGTTTCTACACCTACTTTAACTTTTGCATATAGGTTATTTAAGTCCATATAAGATGATAGTGTTCTTGCAGCTTTAGCATTTTCACTCATATCTTTTGGTTCAATGCCGTAACAAGATTCAAGTAATGCACGAATAGTTCTTTTAGAAATATTACCAGCTTTACTATTACCTTTATCATCTAGACTACCACCTGCAACTGTAAGATTACCCCAGAATTTTCTTCTTTCGTACTCTCCATTAGTTACAGTGTATTCGCAATCTAAGTATTGAGCGTCTGATCTTTGAGATTGTTTTAAAATCCCGTCTGGACCTGCGCCGCCTGGTCGTATTGTTAATAAAACATCAACAATAGTTCCCTCTGGTATTGGTGAAAAGTCTGATGAGACTCCATCAAATTGTTCTTCTGCTGAATTAAAATCTAGTGTCATTATGCTACCTCTTTCTTGTTAGTTGGTTGTGTTGGAATTTCGTGGTCAAATTTTTGTGTGACTGTTCCACCCTTAGTTGGCATTAACTTTGCCAATAAATCACCAAGGTGTGGTTTTTCCACAGGTTCTAAAAGACCACTTCTGTCTTTGGCAGGATAGTTATACTGATTATCAGTATGACATACGAACTCTCTCCATGTCTTGCCTTGGTCATCTTTATTAATATGCATAGTAATGACTTCATCAACAATACCTGGAAGTTCTCTGCCTGTTTTTGACCCTTCAATCTGTAAAGAATAAACGGTCTGATTAAATTCGTCTTGATATTCATCAAGTATGCCGACGAAAATAATATTCTTGTTACGGATGTGCTGTAAATGTGTCAGCCAATCCATCATTTCACGGCCATGTAGACCGTAAACTGCAAAATTATTAATCTTGCCTGTTTTATCAGCATAAACTTCATCTTGTTGTTTACACCAACGGAAACATAGACGGCCCGCAACAGTAATTGAATCAATAAACAATGTTGAATATTTGCTTATTGCCTCTGCTGGATCGCCATATTCCTTAACAAGACTATTAAAATGTGCTTGTGAATAAGGCTGATCGTCTGCAAGACTTGGGTTAGGACCTCCATAATAACATGCAAAGTCCCTAGCTTCTTTCCAAGTTTTAGGACGGATAGTATCACCTTTCCATCCACCATTCTTTTCAAGAGCTAAATCTCCCGCTTCAAAATCCATAAATAATGTTTCTTGTTCGGGAAGAGTATAAAGTAAACTTGTTTTACCAACACCGGCTTTACCAGCGATGACAACCTTCGCTCCTTTATCTTCTCTTTGTCGTTCTGACGCTTTAATTATTTTCATGTTTTACTCCTTTAATTAATTAAACTCTGTCTTTTTTTATCTAAGTTAATTGTTTCGCTTTCGCTTAACGGTTCTATAGTGATACGAACAGCAGGGAGGTTTATACCAGGCGTAAATTTTTCTTTGTCGAATACATGCACAACCTCAACTATTGATTGTAACTTGTTTTTACCAACAAAATTAAATAATCCCGTTATGGAAGCCTCCCCTAACGCTGAAATGATATTTTCAATATCCTTCTTAGTCACCAGACCCCTCCTCGATCTTGATATAATAATCAGGACCCTTGGCCTCGACTGTTCGTGATTCGTCGAGAAGTAAACGGATTTTAGTATCTGCATCCTTATACTTATTCTCTGGAATCTTGACAGTAACATCAGAAATGCTTTTTGCGACTTCTTGACCAAACTGTTTTTCAATTTGATCAAGTGCTTCCCACAATGTATTCGGTTCCCAAGTTACTGCCTTTCTTACAGTAGCTTTGACACTAAAACCTTCCTCGTCAAAAACCACTGTGCCTGTATCCTTATTATCTCCTTTAAGCCGAGATTCAACACGCTGCCCGTATTTACGGTCGCATACCTTCTTCTCTAAATTACGGAAAAATTCGGATACACCTTTAAAGTATTTACCTTGTTCATGTAAATCTTTTAAAAGTTTTGGATCGTTTGCAATGTCATCTAAACTTTTTGAATCCCAATCGCTCACAATCCCGTTCGCTAATCTTTTCATTTTATACCTCGCTAAAAATTTATTTATCTAATTTACTTTATATTCTATTTACGCTATATATTGTTCCGTTTGTGAAACAACTATGGGAGTTTATACTACAAATGATAACCGCTCGTCAACTAAAATTTTCACGAAGTATTCTTAGGTTATCGACCAGAGAATTATGTGCTCTGTCTGGTGTGTCGCCGTCGACTATATCGAGGGCTGAGAACGGAGCCGATGTCAAGTATTCGACCATTAAGAAACTTGCCAAAGTTTTTCAGAGTAAAGGGATAACTTACCCGACAAGTAAGTCCCTAAAACACCGAGGGGTGCTGGTGAACTTTGATGATTCTCACAATGAGTTATGGGAAGACAAAGATCAGCCAAGCGAGTTTTACTGGCAACGCTCGCAATAAACATATTGATTATCCTTACAAATTTAATGACTGAAGAAGACCAACCTCTGGTCTTTTTTAGAAAGCGTCGTACTACATCTGAAGTAGAATTAGTCATAGATGTTTAATCTTCATCCTTTTGAGTAAAATCAACAAAAACAACATTTTCTTCTTTAATGTATTCAGTGTCATCTACACTACCAAAATCTAAATCCATTTCACTTTCAAATTCTATTTCTAAATCTTCTTCCTCATTTTCATATTCATCTTCTTCTATTTTACGAAACTTAGTATTTTTAAAACCATTAATTTTAGTAATATCAACTTCGCCACCAGACATTATAGCATTAAGGCACGCTGTCATTAATGCTATAGCTGCGCCTGGTCCTTTTTCTTGTGAATATTGACTAATAGAAATCATTATATTCATGACGGTTATTTGACCAGGCTCAAAACCTCGATCCATCATAGTGTCATAATGTATTCTAGTTTTCCAAGCTAATTCATTAACTTGTTTTTCTTCGGTCATGCGTCCACGCGGCCGTTAATAACAACTTCTGAATGTCGTTTATCAATCATACCAGCAAGCTCTCTCCCTTTGGCTCTATTATTTTTAGCAGCAATCTCTGATAATTTATTGTATGAATCATGATTAAGAGCGATGCTCTTATATTTTTGTATGTCTGGCATTTACTTCTCCTTTTATTTAGTTATACCTTCTACATATATATATAGCTTTATGGGATAATCAAGTAAAAAATTGGGGGTCGGCTATTGTGTTATCGAAAGGAAAGGATGTCCGACCCCCAGCAACGAAGGAACCACAATTATATTGGGATACATAATCGTGGGAGCACCCCATATCTAGTATGTTCTTCGTACCTCGTCAACTAGATATTGCATCTTTTTTCATAAAATTATATGTAGGCATAGTAATTGTAGTTAAATGTGGCGGTCTGTGGGATGTTAAACCCAATCTATGGACCTTCCCAATAACAGCGTTCCTGGAAACATCACCAAAAATTATAGCTATTTCTTTAGCTGTTTTACCTTCTTCCCACAATGTTTTTAATTTTTCAATGCGTTGCTCATCCCAATGTATTCTGCTCATTATAAACTCCTTCGTTAAATATCTTTTGTAAATCATAATTCTATGTCAAAAATATGTTAAACACCACACATTCCATCACATTCATCAAGAAATGTATATTGGCCTTTATCTTCAATATTATCAAAATCAATTTCATCTAATGGTAAGCATGACCTATGTAAATATTGTTCATGTTTAAATGATATTTTTCTTTGTCTTAATTTTTTATCAAAATCAACTGCATCATTCCAACTTTCAAGATCATTTTTTTTCATCTCTCTCCAAGTTTTGTCATCATGGAACGGACAAAATGTGCATGAAGATTTAGTCAATGATCTATTAGGATATCGTTCTTCAAACCATTTAATTAATTGATGTCTTTTTAATTCAAGTTCTAGTAAAGGAAATCTATGGTAAGTCCATTTCTCTTTTGCTTCTTTTACTCTAACTATTTCATCAAGTGAAATACCAATCCATGTTTCTACTATTACATCTTTTGGAACTCTTTTACCTTTTTCAACACCTAATAATCTTTTAGTTTTATCTCTAACAGGTTTAATTTTATAGTCTGCTGTGCATTGTCGATTAGTAATTCCAGCATCTTTTAAAAAATAAGGTATTAAAGAATATTTGTGAGTTCCTTTGCTGGTTTTATAACCATATAATGTATCATCTCTTAAATTACCTTTTGACACAATATAAACTGGATAATCTAATTGTTCTGTAAGCCATTCTAAATGTTTATAAACATTTTTAGGTTCTGATCCCGTATCAGAAAATATTGCACAATCTGGTTTATCTTTTATTTCTCCTGTCATAGTCATTAAAGCCATAACAGTAGATTGAACACCAGCTCCTAAACTAAGAACTCGCAAAGTGGGGTTTGATATGTTTTTACTTACTAACATTTATTCCATGTTCTTTAATATATGTTCAATAACTCTTACAGTAAATCCGTTGCCTAACATTTTATAACGCTGACTATTAGATACACCTTCCGTATAATTATCGGGCACCGTTTGAAGACGCTCACATTCCAAAGGAGAGAGTCGTCTCCATTTTAACTGCTGCGGATTATCTTTAATCCCCGTCATAGCTTGATTACCAAATCCCTTGTAATCTCTTGCCATAAGGCAATGTGATTTATCTACATTTTCCTTATGGATTTCTTTACCTTGATTCTTGACCATTGCAGTTACAACTAAACTATCTTTATTAACGGTTGTAATAGCATTACTCTTTTCATCTTTCCTTAGTTCAAGCATTTGTTTTGTCTTGTTGGCAACTGATACACCATCTTTATCCATTCGCTTACCTTTGTCATCATAAGCTCTACCTCTGATAGCACCACCCTTTACCCTAACTAAAGTAGCATTGTTTCCACTTGGTTGAGTTAAAGCTACTGATTTTTTATCCGTTCCAACATAACCCTTCCCACCAAAGTTCCTTGGATTGATAGCAATCTCGTCATTATATTCTTTTAAATTAACTTTTTTCTTAACAATACCCTTTACCTCAACTTTAGGTTGCGTGTTACCGCCTTGCATAGTGGTTAATGTTGGTGATTTACCGTTTTCTGAATACACTCTTTTTAAAAGATCATAACCATTTATGTTAGTAGCTTTTCCAATTTGCTTTGGACTGTCATAAGTTTCAATATACTGTTCTTTATTAGTGGCCGTTATTGTAGGTGATTTACCATCCTCTGAATAAACTCTTTGTTTCGTTTCATATACCCCATCTCTATACTCAAACTCCATAATCTGTTTGTCAAAAGTATCAGTTTTAATACCTAATATATCTTTAAGTTTAAACCAAATGTCATCACTAGGGATAGCGAAGCTAGTATCAGTTCTAAACCAATGTTCTACTTTAGTAAGAGGTGTGTCAATTTCTGTTGCTATCTGTTTATTTGTTTTTTTACATGAAGATTTATGAGTTCTTAATAGCTGTTGTAAATTAGAAATATCTACTTCATGTTTCCTAACTTTAACTTGCTCAATATTCATACCTACTTTTTTAGGTTTATTATATTTTTGT